AACACTTCATCAGCGAATACAAATGCAGCGATTGCAGTATTAGATTTTGGTGGTGTAAAAACATCCACAAACGGAACATTTACAATTCAATTTCCAACAAACGACGCAAGTAGTGCTATTTTAAGGATTTCCTAATCCTAGGAGATCCTTACCATGGCAGACCTACAAGGTTGGAGTAGAGGCACCTGGGGTGAGGGTGAGTTCGGTGAATTCATTCCTGTATCCGTCACAGGTGAACAATCGAATACAAGTGTAGGTACGCTTACTATAAGTGCAGACGCACTCGTTCAACCCACAGGAGTTTCATCAAGTGCTGACTTAGGTCAAGCCATAGGTGAACCTGAATCTATTTATCCTGTAACAGGAGTTCAATCAAATACAGCAACAGGAACGGTTTCGATTGCAGAAGGTATCGGTGTTACAACCACGGGTATCGAAATGCAATTTGCTGATGGCACCGAAGAAATTATCGCAACTGTTGATGCAGGTTGGGGAAGAAATACTTGGGGATCTTTTGCATGGGGCGAGAATATCACTATCTTTGCAAATCTTGTTGGACAAGAATTATCTACAAATATTGGTGCACCAACCATTATCACAGGTACAGGTGAAACTGTTCAACCGACAACAGTCCTAGCAACAACAGCTACAGGCACTCTTGCGATGACAGGGGATGCCCTAGTCACACCAACAGGGATTTCTTCTACTATTGTAATACAAAATCCAACAATTATTGCTGACGGTAATGTCACGACATCTGCTCCAGGCGATCAAATGGATTTTGCTATTGGTGCAGTTAACATTGACATCTTTACACAAGTAGACGCAACAGCAGTCACTTCGACCTTTGATACAGGAACACTTGCAATGACAGGTGATTCTAACTTAACTTTAACAGGTGAAGAAATAGCATCAAATACAGGGACAGTAGTTATCACTGCAGCTTCTGATGTTCCTGTCACAGGCGAACAAGTAGCTACAGAAATAGGCGTTATTGCAACACAGACAGATAATATTATTCCTGTCACAGGATTTGGATTACAGATTCAAGATGGAGCACCTACAATTGTAGCAAATGCTACTGTCTTACCCACAGGTGTTTCAATGGCTTTTGCAGATGGAACTGCAACCGCAGTAGGCTCCGCCATCGTCACTCCAACAGGTATTGAAATGTCCGTGGTTTTAGGTAATATGAGATCAACTCCATGGGCGAATGTAGTAACAGGAGCAAGTAATACTTGGACCGAAGTGGCAGCATAAAAAATGTTGCTTGAAGGTTAAAAAAAGATATATTTTAAAGAGGTTTAAAACATGGCAAGTACATATTCAGATAGACTCAAACTCGAACTCATGGAAACAGGCGCTAACGCCAATACATGGGGAAATAATACTAATACAAACTTAGAAACACTTGATGCTTTTAGTGCAGGTTACTTATCTAAGTCCGTTGCAGGTTCAGCCAACGTCACATTGACATCCAATAATGCTGATCCGACTGCTGAATCCTCTAATAAAGTAATCGAATTTACAGGAACTTTAACAGGGAACATTACAGTTTTTGTTCCTGCTGTTGAGTCTAACTATATCTTTTTTAATAATACTTCTGGAGCTTTCACTTTAACTGTTGCACCGACAGGACACGGTGCTAATGGTGTCGCTATTGTTCAAGGTTCTCACACTGTTCAATATTGCACAGGAGATACTGTTGTTGATCTTTTTGCAAATTCTTTAGGAAATCTTTCTGTAAAAAATAATGTGAATGTTGTAGGTACAGTTAACGCAACATCCTATGTAGGTAACGGTGCAGGATTAACAGGTGTTGATCCTTTTACTTCAGGAACAAAAATGGTTTTCTATCAAGCAGCAGCTCCAACAGGATGGACACAAGATACAGCATCCGCTTTATCTAATACAGTAATGTCGGTTGTGACAGGAACTGGTGGTGGTACAGGTGGTACAACATCTTACTTCTCATCCTTCTTAGCAACAACCAACAAATCTGCCCCCGCACAACCTGTTTCAGGTTCTGTTAGTGGTACTGTGGGTGGTCATACTTTAAGTACTCCTGAAATTGCTTCTCACAGTCACCCAGGTTCACCATACAATTCTCAAGGAGGAAGTTCACCATCACGCCCTGTGGCCCTAAATAACAACTTCGAGGTAGGTATTCTACCTCCTACAGGTTCTGCAGGAGGTGGCGGGAGTCACGCTCACCCTTTTAGTGGTTCTTTATCAAGTGCAACAGCGGATGTCACAATTCCAGCAGCAGATGTTAAATATGCAAACGTTATAGTCGCTACAAAAGATTAATGCCCATATTTGATCCAGACGGTAAATGTCCGTTATTGCAGAAAAAATGTATTAAACATCAATGTCTTTGGTATAATATGCTTCAAGGAAAACACCCTCAAACAGGATTAGATGTTCAAGAGTGGGGCTGTTCTATTGCTTGGCTACCTTTATTATTAGTAGAAAATTCTGCAAAAATGACAGGCGTGCAAGCTGCTACTGAATCTTTTCGAAATGAAATGGTTAAAGGTCAAAATGTCATGAATAATATTTTAGCTGCCAATCCTCAAACAAGAAAAGAAATGAAAAATATCAGTAGTCTTTTTGGAAAAATAGGAGATCATCAAAAAGCTATAGAGGAAAATAATCCTAATTTAGAAGATGAAACTATTAGACAATTAAGTAATAATAAGATAAAAACAAAGAAAGGAAAAAAAGATGGCAACAACAGTAAATAACACAACTGCAAATCAAAGAATAACCATCATTTTTGATGCTAGTGTAAATTCAAATAATCAAAATGACGGTCCAAGATTTGGTACAGGAAATACTGAATCGGATGTAATGATTGATAATAAATCTTATTATAATATTAGATCGCATACTGAAATTGATGCGAATGTTCATGCACTACAATGGAATGCTACGACCAATACAGGTGATTTAGAATACGTCGATAATAGAGAAAACGAATCTTTATCTTCCTTTCCTCAGTGGGCAACCAATGTTGTTATAAGATGTGAAGCTCAAGATGCTTGGCAAGTATCTTACGATTCAAATGTTGAAGAGCAAGAAGCAGTCTGGGAAACTAATAACCCTAATCCAGACCCTAATGTTGATATTTTTGTTGCTAATACAACACAAGCTACAACTGTAGCTGACACAGCTAGAACAAATTATCTAGCTGCACACAGTATTACTTACTAAGTAATTTTGTGTATAAATTAAAATGAAAGAATATATTTTAGAAGTTAAAAAAATAATACCTCAAACTTTTTGTAAAAAAATTATTTCTTATTTTGACGAAGATTATTTTGATGCTGGCACTGTTGGTGATGCTGGCAGTGTAGTTGATAAAAACATTAGAAATTGTTTAACAAAAAGTGTTTTAGAAACTAAAACATTTGGTGAGTCTATTTGTTCTAATGCAATTAAAGAAAAAATATTTGAGTGTGTCTCTCATTATAAAGAAAAATTTAATAATATACATATTAGTAAAATATCTCAACTAGACCTTCTTAGATATGATGCCAACGAACATAAAGCAGGTTACAAATTTCATGAAGATTTTGGGCTTACTTGCACCGAAAGACATCTATCTATTTCTATTTGTCTAAACAATGAATACGAAGGTGGAGAATTTGTTTTTGATATTCCAGAAGGACATCACGTTGTTCCACAAAACGTAGGAGATGCAGTTATTTTTCCTTCTAATTTTATGTTCCCACATCAAGTAAATAAAATAACTAAAGGAACAAGATATGCTTTAATAGGGTGGGTTATCTAATGCAACCAATTTTTATAAAAGAATTTTTACCTAAACAAATTTTAAATTTAGCTTATTCCTATTCAGTTGTTAAATATTCAAATACAAAAAATTTTGATATTGATAATCAGACAAATTCTTTAATAGGAGAATATGGCGATTTTTTTATGGAAACATTAATGGATATGAGTGCCTCTGTCGTAGAAAAAAATGTAGAGAAAAAGCTTTGGCCAACATATTCTTATTTCAGAATTTATGATAGAGGTTCGGATTTAAAAATACACAAAGACAGAGAATCTTGTGAATATACTGTGGCTCTATGTTTAGGGGCAGATCCTGTTGATCAGCCTTATGAAATATTTTTAGGAGAAGAAGATGAAACTTCAGATTACAAATATTATAATAAAGAAGGGGAATATAAAAGATATCGGATAGATTATAAGTTTCCAATGTTGCCAAATAATGCAATAATATTTAAAGGTATGGATAAAATTCACTGGAGAGAAATTTGTAACCATGATCATTTTATGACGGTGTTTTTACATTACGTCGACCAAGAAGGTCCTTACAAAGATTTTAAATTTGATAAAAGAAGTATATTAGGGGCTTTAAAATAGCTTAATGCCTAATCACGATCTTTATGTTTTACAAGGAGGCATTGGAAAAAATATTTGTTTTACAAGTTGTATTGATACTTTAGGTAAAATAAATATCATGAGCCCATGGTCAAAAGTTTTTAAAAATCATCCTAATGTAAATTTTAGTTATAATTATGAAATAAGCCCTATAAAAGATAACACTTCTTTTTTAAATAAGTTTAATAACGTCTATTTAATTGAACCTTACGATTCTTATTTTTTTAAAAACAAAATTCATTTAGTTAAAAATTTTAAAAGAATATGTAATATTAACGAGGATAAAGAGGTATATAATGAGATACATTTC